ACACCTACGGCGGGTACCTGAGAGAGGAGACCCACATTAAGCAAGGGCACGAGGGCAAATACACCACGGCCAAGTCCAGAGTGTGCTTTAGCCGCAGCCGTAACCTGGTGGTACCTGAACCGGAATACCAGATCATCTATAGCGACCACTGGGCAGATGAACCAAGAGCACCCAAGGGCTACTATGTGGTCAAAGACACGCTGAACAACTGGGAGGACGAAGTCACCGGTTTTAAGTATCAATCCTATGTGCTCTGCCCTATTCGGGCAAAGAGCCATAGGTACCTGTGTTAGGAGGACAAAGTGACATACATACAGCAATGGGACCAAATGCGAGACAAGGTTCGAGGACTGGAACAAGAACGCAAGACCCAGCTGGTGCTTGCGCCAAGCAATCCGTACGGCTTTAAGCTGAACATCAACCACCCGCTGATCCGGCCGAAGTGGGACGCCTTTAAGAGTGCCAAAGGCCTGGGCCAGTATGGCATGACGGACGATCTGCGCCGGGAGTTTGAGGAGACAGTGATTGCCAGCAAATATATGCAAAAATGCCTGGAACAGGAGCAGCAGCACATTGGTGCAGTGGAGCACCAGTTCATCCGTATGGCTTACGCTCCTGCGGAGCAGGCAGCGGGCTGATGGGTACCCAAGAACACTGGACTGCTGCCCAGTACCAGGAGTATATCCGGCAGCGGGCCAAAGGCGGGAACAAATACCACGCAGTCAAAGCCCAAGCGGATGGCCGCACATACGACAGCCGGAGCGAGTGCAAGCGGGCAAAGGAGCTGCAACTGTTGGAACGGCACGGCCTGGTGCGCAATCTGCGGGAGCAGGTCCCTTATGAGTTGATCCCGGCAGGGGTCGGCGAATACCGAAAAGAGCGCCCGGTGATTTATAAAGCGGACTTTGTATATGAGGTCTGCCAGCCGGACGGCACCTGGAAGCAGGTGGTGGAGGACACAAAGGGCGCCAAAACAAAGGAATATATCATCAAACGAAAACTCATGCTGTACATTCACGGCATAAGCGTAAAGGAGACAGACAAATGAACTTTAAGAAAATGTTATCCATTTGCAAAAGAAGCAAGGCCTATTTTCTATATGACCTGCCAGACGGCGAGCAAATGCTCAGTAATGGCAGCTGCGGGTACATCCTGTACGGCCATCCGGAATACACGCCGGAGACGCTGCGTATGGTCGCTGACTTGGCAGAGGACGACAGCGTAATCATGACAAGAATGCAAAAAGCGGATCTGCCGCTGGCAGACCAATGCGCCGATGAAGAATATGCCGCCCCGCTGGACACCTGCATTGTAGCCGCAGGCGCTGTATGGCAACCGCTGATTGTAGGTGCGGGCATGACATTCATCAACAGAAGAGCGTTGCAACCTATCGAAAAGGAAGAAGAGGGATATTACCTGTACAAGCGCGGGAACCTGGTGATCGTTAAGTCCGGACTGATCGTGCAGGGCGTGATCAGCACAATGGATCTGTCCAAAGCAGAAGCTGTATGCCGGGATCTGATTAACCTGGGTACGGTGGCCGGTATGGCCTTTGAGGAGCGCAATAATGAAGATTGAAAGGAAAAACGATGTGCACAGGAATGACAAGTTTTAACCAGCCAGACGGCTGGATCAGTGTAAAGGACAGGCTGCCAGAGGACGGTAAATATGTTCTGTGCTGGTACGAATATTTCCGATATGCGGGGTACAATCGAATGTTCAAAACATACGGAATAGGCTATCAATACAACGGCTCTTGGGGCGGCGAAGTTTCAAACGGAACAAAAGCAAAGGTACTTGCGTGGCGAGAACTGCCCGACCCGCCGAGAATGGAGGAAAAAATAGAGTGACTTGCAAAGATTGTCCACATTTTGATGTGTGCAAAATGTATGGTGCATTACCTACAAAAAGACGAATTGGTAGTAAATGGAAAAACTGTCCATTCAGAAATGACAAAGCAAAGTATATTGAATTGCCTGACACCGTGTATATGCAGGGTGTGATCGGCACAATGGATCGGTCCAAAGCAGAAGCTGTATGCAGGGATCTGATCAACCTGGGCACCGTGGCCGCTGCTTCTATTAAGAATGCGTCGGACTTCGACAGCGAGATGTCCCGCGTTAAGTGGATCGCCGGTGCGACCGACGACGAATTCGAGACGCTGCGCAAGAAAGCCATCCAGCTGAGTGCCGGCACGGTGTTATCCGCTTCTGAGTACGCAGCTGGTATGGCCGCAGAGATCCTGCACGACAAGACCTTGCTGGAGTGCCTGAACACCAACCTGGGCACCGTGGCCGGTATGGCCATTGAGGAGCGCAATAATGAAGAATGAGAACGAAAAAACTACAGTTGCGATCTTGGCGACGATATGCCGAGATGTGTGTATCTACGGCAGTATCAATAACAGGTGCGGCCTGGACAAGCCGGAACTGGACGAGCACTGCCAGCGTTGCGCGCTGGCGCAGATCAAGGAGGTAACGCTGAAATGACCGAGAAAATCCAAAAAGCCATTGATAAGATCGACCAGGAGGCGGAGAAGATGGGCAGCGCCACCGTGCGCCTGCTTTGCTCACACATTATAGACCACTGCCTGGTGAATGACAGCAACGCCGACAAGGTACTGGCTGAGGGCAAGAGCCTGAAAGGCTGCTGGGATCACATCACAAGCAACGCGCGGAAACAAGCAGCGGGCAACTGCGCAGCCGTGCCGGACGACACCGTGTACGAATGGGCAGCGGGCTATTACGGCTTTACTGACGAAGAGACCAAGGCGGAGATCATCGACCTGCTGGATCTGCTGTGAGGTGTCGATATGGGAAAAAAACTGAACACGCTTACGCAGGAACAGGCTCGGAAGATTTGGAACGGCCGCCCGAAACTGCCGGAGAAAAAGATCAACAAGTTTGCCCACGAAGAGGTATTCGTCAATGAGCAGTACTTTTTCAAACACAAAGAATGCGGTCACAGGTATGGCTATTGTACCGCTTGCGGCAAGGATGTGCAGATCGACATTGAGAACATGCGACTATGGACGGACAAGCACGCAGCCTGCCGCTCTGCACGGCATAACGACACCGTATGCTGCCCGGTCTGCGGGCACGAAGTTCAAGTCAAAGACGCCGGGCGTGGCCGTAGTCAGTTGATAAACACGGCAGTGGTGGCGGTAACACAGCGAACACGGAACGGCGGCATATTGCTTTCTTTCGTTCGAGTGTATGAGGATTATACGCGCAACTATAAAGCCGCGCCGGAAAGGGGCACACTGCTGTACGCTGCATACTTCAATCTCGGCCAGCACTTTGTAGCCGAACAAACATACGGTGGAGGGATGTACATAAGCGTAAAGCAAAAGCCAACACGCCGACTGCCATGCACGGTGGAGCCGGTTAAGCTGGATCACAACAGCTGGAAATGTACAGAGGGAGAGGGCGCAAAACTGCTTGGATTTGAAGAAGCGCTGGAGAGGAGCAATCTGCGCTATCTTCCATGGGAAGCGTACCACGAGTGTGCCCAGCAGCTCCATCAAAGCGCAATAACAAACTATCCTGTCAACCTGCTTGGGTTACTTTATCAATACAGCCGTTATCCGGTACTAATGGAACGCCTGATCAAAGAGGGCAACAGCGACTTGGTAGCCGAACAAGTGGAGTGGAACTGCACAACCGGTATGGACTACAAGCAAGTGGTGCCTTACAAGGCAATGCGACTGACCAAGCAGGAGTACCGTATGTTACAAGCAAAAGGCGTCATAAGCGTTAACACACTCAAAGCAACAGCGGCACTGAAAAAATACGGCTGCAAAATGACAGATAAAAATATTCTATTTTTTCTTGCTTTCCAATACAGCTGGAGCCAGCAGAAATGCTACAAGGCGCTTGATGTTTTGCGGCAGCACCTATCTCCGCAAAAGGCAATAAACTGGGTAAATCGGCAGGCAGCGGGAGGATATGGAACGCCAACAAATGTGCTATCAGATTACAGCGACTATCTGGATCAGTGCAGGCGGTTGGGTCTGAATGTTAGCCACAAAGAGGTAGCCGTTCCACAGGACTTGCGAGACCTGCACCGCCAGTATTCCGAAGAATTGACACGACAAGCTAATGAAAAGAAAGCAAAAAAGCAAGCCGAGCGGGCAAAGAAGTTAGCTAAGGATCTGCCAAAGCTGAAACGCAAATATACATACGCCTGCAGCGGGCTGTTCATTCGGCCGGCCGAGGGACCGGAGGATCTGCTAAAAGAGGGCTGTGCCCAGCACAACTGCGTGTACTCCTGTTACACAGAAAAATACCTGGACAGAAAGACGGATATACTTTTCGTCCGCAAGCAGTCGGACCCGGATCAGTCCTATGTGACCGTAGAATTTAAGAACGGCGCCGTTATTCAATGCAGAGCCGATCACAACCGACCTGCACCGCCGGATGTGCAGGAGTTCATGCAAGCCTGGCTTGCCCATCTAAAGTCAAACAGAAAAGCCAAAGCAGTCAGTTAAGGAGGACTTATGGAAAACCAAATCACTACAATGCAAGAAGTAACGCCCACAACACAGAAAGCCTACGACACACACGCCCGGATCCTGGCCAATGGCCAGGTAATGGCCAGAGCACTGGTAGATGTGTGTCACGATCTTAAGACTATGCGGGATGAGGGCCTATACACAGAGCTGGGCTATGACACATTCGAGGAGTACGCCGAGCAAGCCTGCGGCATTAAACAGCGGCAAGCCTATTCCTACATTTCAGCCTATGAAAAGCTGGGCCAGAAGTATATGGCCGACCACGCCGACCTGGGGATCACCAAGCTGGAGCTGATCTCTCAAATCAGTAGCTACGAGCGGGAAGAGTTTGCGGCCGATGTGGATTTGGAGAGTGCCACAGTCAGGGAATTAAAGGCTGAGGTGGAACGCTACAAGAAGCAGACGGAACAGCTGACCTTCGATCTTGGCCAGGCACAGAGCGAATTAAGCGAAGCACCGGAGCCGGTGGACACGGACGCGCTCCGTTCTTCCATTGAGCAGGAAGTAAAAGCCAAGTACAGCGCCCAGCTGGAAGAATTGCAGCAGCGGGCCGACGCAGCGCCGGACCCGGAGGCGATCCGAAAGGAAGCGGAAAAGGAAGCCGCCAAGGAATACAAAGCTAAGCTGGCAACGGCAAAGGCAGACGCCGAGAAGAAAGCCAAAGCCGCTGTAGAAAAGCTGGAGCAGGAAAAGGCAGACCTGAAACGGCAGTTGGACAGCAGCGCCACCAAACTGGACGCCGCTGTTCGGCAAGCCAAGGCAGCTGGCGCAGACACGGATGTGGCAGCCTGCCGGGTGTACTTCACCGAGCTGCAACAAACCGCCGCAAAGGTACAGGAGCTGATCGGCAAGATCAATGCCAAGGACCCAGCCACCGGCACCAAGCTCTCCGCCGCCGTTATTCAAGTTTTGCAGTCGACTGCACGAAATTTGGAGGTGAAACAATGACCTGCGAACAATGTTACCACTGCGATGTGTGTTGGCAGCGCATGACCATTTACGGCCAATACGCCCTAATGGGAATGAGCCATGACAACATGGAAGAGTGGTGCACCAAATGTAAGCCAAAAACACAGATCATAGAACTGTCAACACAAATTCCACAGTCGCTTCATGATGAACTGGCAAGGTACTGTACGGAAATAGCATACGATGAGGAGCGACAAGCATGAAAACGATTAGAAAGCACCTGTGGAATAAGAAAAGAACAGAAACGCTCAAGGTGGCAGACCTGCAAGGCTACCTTGCCCAGTTTGATCCGGGCGCAGAAGTTCAGCTCGGTGTTGTTCAAACGCGAGGTGCCGCAATGTGGCGCCACCAGATCCAAGGGTTCAAGTTCGTTTTCGGAGGAGATGTACCGGCGCTGCTGATCACGGTGGGCAAAGCCAAACAGATCAAGGACGGTGACCGAAATGGCTGAGTACCTGGCTATGGCCAATGTGCTGCTGTTTCGCCTACTGATCCACTTGCTGCTGTTAGCCGCCACGGCCGTGGTGTCAGGGGCAATACTGTTTGCACTGTGTCTGCTGGTCATCACGGCTAAGCAGACCCTGGGCGAGAGGAGGGAAAAATGGCGCACAAAAAGAAAAACGAAGCGGTCAAGAAAACAAAAGCACTGATGGCGAATTACAGAGCCATGCAGGCCTATGTAGACTCGCAGGTGCAGCCGGAGGACCAGGAGGGCCAAGAGGACACGCGCCGCCTGCTAAGCCGGATAGACGCAGCGCTGGAACAGATCGCGCAGGACTATGCGGCGGTCGGCGAAGATCAGAAGATGGTGGCGTTTCGTCTTAAGTACATCGAGGGCAAGACTTACGAACAGATCGCGGAGTGTTTAGGCGCGCACGAGAACACACCACATAACTGGATCAATCAAGTCATCAAGCGGCTGGCCGTGTATTTATATGGAGTGCAGGCGTTGCGTTAAGCCTTAGGGGGGGTGGGTATCCACCCTCTTTTCTTTGTCTTATTCTCGCACTTCCTTTGTATTTTCCTTGTTTTTTCTTTGTTTTTTTCTTGTTTTTTTCTTGTTTTTTTCTTGTATGGTGTGTGGAGAAACTATTCGCTACAATGGAATGTAAGGGAGGGCATTGAAATGGCGCTACTTAAGATGTGCCGCTGCGGCAAGATCATTCCACAGGCACTGGAGATGTGTCCGGAGTGTGCACAACACGCAGCAGACAGGCATAAGGAATATAACGCCACCCGCAGAGACAAGAGAGCGTATGCGTTCTACACAAGCGCCGAATGGCGCAAAGCAAGAGCGCTCCGCTTGCAACACGCCGGAGGACTGGACCTGTATGCGCTATATGTGGATGGCGTGATCCAATACGCCGAGATGGTCCATCATATTGTGCCTCTAAGCGAGGACTGGAGCGAACGCTGCGACCAGCGCAACCTCTTTCCTCTCACCAACGCCAACCACAACAAGATTGAGGCGTTGTATGACTCTTCTATCGCTGAAAAAAAGCGAACGCAGCAGCTTTTGCGGCGGCTGCTGGAGCGGTTCGAGGCGGAGCAGAGGGGGGGTGCAAAGGAAGTTTGGGGCACCCCGGGGATAGTCGCGCCCACTCTTTCTTACGGAGAAAACTCCCCACGAAGGCTCAAAGGCTTACAGACCTGACAGATAGATTATTTTTGAAGTATTACGGAAAGGAGTGACCGGAATGGCCGGAAAAAGGCAGTCAACAGACGCAGTTATCGCCAAAGGCAAGAAGCACTTTACTAAGGCTGAGATCGAAGAGCGCAGGCATGGGGAACTGGTCGCTCCGGCGGATCATATTGAGTACCCAAAAGGCGCACCAAGGAAATATAAACAGCGTTTCGATGAGATCGTGGCTGAACTGCGGCGGCTTGGAAAGAACACCGTCAGCAACCTGGACTGCCAGGCACTGTTCCGGCTGGTCGTTGTAGAGCGGGACTTCTTGGAAGTCACCAAGCAGCTAACAAAAACGCAGATGATGAAAGAAGTCAAACGACCGGACGGCACCGTTACGCTGGCATACAACTCTACATACGAGAATTTGCAAATAGCCCGCAGCCGATTATGGCAGCAATGCAGGCAGGGCGCAGCCGACTTCGGCCTAACAATGAGTGCCCGCTTCGGCCTGGTGGCGCCAAAGAAAAAAGAGCAGCCGGTAAACAAGTTTTTGGTCGGTGATGATGTTGCTGACTGATCGCACAACAGACTACGCCAAGCGGGTGTGCAGCGGGCAAGTGGCAGGTGTCGGAAAAAGAGAAATCCAAGCCTGCCAACGCCACTTAGATGACTTGGAAAAAAGCGACCTGGCGCCATTCGCCTATTACTTTGATCCACGCCAAGCACAAATCCTGATCAACTTCGCCGAGAAGTTGACCATTGCCGAGGGCGACGAAGAAACGCCGTTCGTCTGCGCTGACTTCCAGGCGTTTATCCTTGGCAGCCTGCACGGTTGGCGCACAAAAAACGGCAACCATCGCCGGTACCGGACCTCATACATACAACTGGCCCGGCAGCAGGGCAAAAGCATACTTAATGGGATCCTGGCCACATTCTACGGCAACTTCACCAAATACAAATATGCGCAGGTTTACTGTGCAGCCACCAAGACAGACCAGGCAAAGATCGTGTTCAACGAAGTGGTGAAATTCATACGCAGCGACAAAGACCTGGAGGCCCTGTTCAATGTGCATGAGCACAACTCAACCATTGATTGCAAGCTGACCGGCAGCCGCATACGCGCTCTGTCCGGTGACACTAAGCGGATAGACGGTTTCCGACCATACCTGGGGATCGTGGACGAATACCACGCCCATAAGAACAACCAGGTTTATAAGCTGCTGGAGGGCGGCACAAAGTTTATGCCATCCTGCCTGATCAGCGTTATCACTACTGCCGGGTTCAATCTCAAATATCCGTGTCACAAGATGTATGAGACCTGCTGTAGTATCTTGGACGGTACTTTCGATAACCCGACCCGATTTGTTTTTATTGCAGAAATGGACCAGGGAGACGACTATTTTGAACCGACCAACTGGCTAAAGCCCAATCCCCTGCTGCGAGACAGGCCGGATCTGCTGGGTAACATGATCGCAACAGCCAACGAGGCCCGGCGGGAGGGCGGAGACACCCTCCGTGACTTCGTTGTAAAGCAGCTGAACTGCTGGATCCAAGCAGCGGGCAACAACTACATCGACAACGCCGAAGAATGGACGGCAGGTGCGTCAAACCGAACCTTAAAGGACTTTATCGGTTCCAAGGCTTACGCCGGTTTGGACCTGTCCTCCGGCGGCGATCTGACCAGTCTAAGTATCGTTGTCCCCTACTATGTGGACGGCGAAAAACGGTACTTTGTTTTCAGTCACAGCTTCATGCCGTCCAGGCGGCTGGAAGAACATATACAGTCGGACGACGCCCCATACGATGTGTGGGTGCGGCAGGGCCTGATTACGGTAACAGAGACAATGGGCGGTGTGAAAACCGACTACCGCTACATTCTCAATTACCTTAAGCAACTGATTGCAGACTATGACTTGGATCTACAAGTCATCTGTTACGATCCACATAACGCTTCTGCATTTCTGGCAGACCTGGAGGAGATCGCCCCCTGCCTGTCCGTAACGCAAACGCACCGGGTGCTGTCAACCCCTACGGAGGACCTACGGTTGGAGATCAAGGCAGGGCATGTGGAGTATAACGGCGACGACGCACTTTTGACCCGCTCCATGCTGTCAGCCAAGACGGTGGGCAATTCCTATGGGGAGGTCAAGATCGACAAGGAAGTCAAGACGGACCGTATCGACCCGGTAGACGCGCTGATCGACGCCTGGCTAATGGCAATGCAAGAGGAGCAGGCAGTCAACTTGGACGATGTGGTAGAAGAATATCTTTCACTGATGGGAGCGAAATCAAATGCCATTTTTTGATAATCTGCGAAAAAACGCAATGGCTGTGCGAAACGCCTTTGTACAGCCAAGCACTTCGCCGGGGGACGAAAGCCTGATGGAGTTTCTGGGCATTCAAACATCCGGCAAGCGGCCACAAAACGATGTGACCTATTACATTTGCCTGAAGAAAAAGGCAGAGACTTTGGGGTCAATGCCGCTGAAGTTTTACCGAAAGTCCGAGGGCAAGATCGAAACGGCCAAAAAGGACGATATGGCGGTGCTGCTGACAGAGCGGCCCAACCCATATATGGCCCCGGCAACATTCTGGAGCAGCGTGTCGGCGAACTTGGACCACTACGGCAACGCCTATGTGTGGGTGCAGCAAGATTTCACCCGACAGAAGTATGGCGGCTCCGTCAAAGCCAAGGGTCTGTGGATCATGCCATCTAATCAGGTCAATCTGCTTGTTGACGACGCCGGTATCTTCGGGACGGACGGTAGTGGGCTGTACTACTGGTACCAAGACCGCTATACCGGGCACAGCTATATCTTCGACCCGGACACCGTGCTACATTTCAAGAACTTCTTTACATTCGATGGGTACCGAGGGGCGTCTGTATTGGAGCTGCTGCGGTCCACCGTAGACGGCCAAATTGCTGCGCAGGAATACCAAAACAAGCTGTTCAAGAACGGTATGACAGGAAAGGCCGTGCTGAATTACACGGGCGAGTTAAGCGAGGGCGCCAAAAGGAAAATGATTGCGCAGTTTGAAGAATTCGGTGCAGGTGCCAGCAACGCCGGACGCATTATTCCGGTCCCGCCGGGCTTCAAACTGGAGCCAATCGACTTTAAGTTGTCAGACGCCCAGTTTTTGGAGTTGAAACAGTACGGTGCTTTGCAGCTTGCGGCAGCGTTCGGGATCAAGCCCACGCAGATCAATGACTACTCCAAAAGCAGCTACGCAAACAGCGAACAACAGCAGTTGGCGTTCCTGACAGAAACAATGCTGTTTCCCATCTCGCAAATTGAGCAGGAGCTGAACTATAAGTGCCTGACAGATCCGCAGCGGGCAGCGGGCTTCTACTACAAGTTCAACGACAAAGTGCTACTGCGGACCGACAGCAAGACGCAAACAGAGATCTTCGCACAAAAGGTGGACAAGGGCATTGCTACCATCAATGAGTGCAGAGAGCTGGAAGACAATCCGCCGGTACAGGGCGGAGACAACCCCATCGTCAACGGAACATACATTCCGCTTGATAGAGTTGGTGACCAGTACGGCGCCAACAACACAGACTGACGGAAAGGAGGATCGTATGAACAAGGTATTGAATTTTGAGCGCTTTAACCGTGTGAGCAATCAGCGGGAAAAGGTCGGCTATTGTGCCATCTATGATGAGGCGGACAGAGCTGTGCTGAACTTCTATGGCGATATTTGCATGTACGACTACAGCGGATATGGCGGTGAGTATGCCAATGACAAATGCCCCCAGCAAGTCGCTGACTTCTTCAACCAGATCGAGCCGGACAAGCCAGTTGATATTCACTTCAACTCCGGCGGCGGTGAAGTGTTCGCCGGGATCGCCATTGCAAACATTATCAGAGCACACGCAGGAGAGACCGTCGGATATGTGGACGGTATCGCCGCCAGCATTGCCTCCGTCATTCTGTGTGCATGCGACCGGGTGATCATTCGCACCGGTGCGCAAGTGATGATCCACGACCCGATGACGGGCTGTTGGGGCAACGCCACTGACTTTGCGACGGTAATTGAGCAGCTGAGCATTGCCAAAGACTGTATTTTGGAACTGTACAGCACGAAAATGTCCGAAAAAGTGGACAGAGAAGCACTTGCAAACCTTATGACAGCGGAAACTTGGTTGACTTCGCAGAATATCACCGAAGTGTTCAACTTCGAAGTGGAGAACGCAGAGCCGATGGTGGCCTGTGCAAGCACATTCTACGACAGGTACACACGCCTGCCGCCCGGTGTCAACGCCGACACCGCCAAAGACGCCAAAAAGGACAAAATCCTGGCGGATTTATACCTTTACGGAACAAAATAAAAAATTCTTTAGGAGGAAAAACAAATGAACAAAAAGCTCAGAGCCCTGCTGGACAGTATTAACACAAAGAAGCAGGAAGTGCAGGATCTGGCCGAAGCAGGCAAGCTGACCGAGGCCCAGACCGCAAAAGACGAACTGCAGCAGTTGCAGCAGAAGTTTGATCTGCTGGCCGATGTAATGGACACCAACCAGGCCAATGCCAGTGCAGAGCCGCACCAGGTCATTGATCAGCAGGAATTTACGCCGAAGCAGTGCAGAAGCGCATTCGCCGCACTGATCAAGGCGCAGTTTGCCGCCAAGCGTAAGGGCGGTGACCCGGAAGACTACCTGTCCGATCAGGAAAAGCAGATCGTGAACAAAATGACCGAGGGCACAGACGCAAACGGTGGCCTGACTGTCCCGCAGGACTTGCAGACTGCCATCAAGGAGCTGAAACGCGGCCTGATTGCGCTGGAGGAACATGTGAATGTGGAGAACACAACGGTCAACAAAGGCCGCCGTGTAATCGAAAAGGACGCCGCCATCACCGCGTGGCCCGCAGTAGATGAAGCGGCCGACTTTACCGAAGGAGACACACCAACACTACTGGCTGTGGATTACTCCATCAAGAAGTACGGCGACATTATGAAGCTGACCAACGATCTTTTGGCCGACACCGCCGAAAATCTGCTGGCATTCTTGACCAAATACTGTGCCAAGAAAAGCACCGCGACCCGCAACGCCAAGATCCTGGCCGCATTTGACGCAGCAGCGGGCGAAAGTCCAGTTGCTATCGCCGATGTAGACGGTTTGAAAGATGTATTCAATGTGACCCTGGATCCCGAAGTCGCACTAAGTGCTGAAGTGTTCACCAACCAGGACGGCTTTAACTTCCTGGACAAGCTGAAAGACAAGGATGGCCGCTACATTCTGCAGCCGAACCCGATGGACAAGACCAGTAGACTGCTCTTTGGTGCCTATCCTGTTACCGTTCTGTCCAACAAGGCCCTTAAGACCGACACTGCCAAGGGCGCACCCATTTATATGGGCGACGGCCACGAGGCAGTAACCCTGTTTGATCGAGAGAAGATGACCATTGAGGCCAACCCAAATGTGTACTGGACTTCTGACACGATGGGCTGCAAGGTGCGCGACCGCTTTGATGTACAGGTGGTTGACGGCGCGGCCATGGCCAAGGGCTTCTTGAAAGCAGCAGCGGGCTAATTTGCAGTCAACTGCAAAAGAACGGAGGTAAGCAATGGAACTGAACACGGTTAAAAGCTACCTGCGGGTGGACTATGCGGACGATGACGAACTGATTCAGTTGATGATTGACGCCACGGCGTCAACGCTTGGTGAATTGATCCCCGGCTATAACGCAGCCGCACCGACCGCACGCCAAGATCTGTTGCTGCTGATGTCCGTTAAGGACCTGTACGACCACAGGGAGAAGTACAACACAAACATGCAGCTTCTCAGCGGTCACGCCTCCACATTCCTGTACAGTGAGATCTACGGAGGTGCCAGTGATGGAAATTAAAATCAATATTCGCAAGCGTGTTTTTTCCACCACAGGCGGCCGACAGATCGAAGATAAGGCAGGCACCCCACACTATATGAATGTGTGGGCAACGCCGGCCGATCTGTACGGCGAGGAACTGTACCAGGCAATGGCTGCCAAGCTGCACGAAGTGCTGTCGTTCAAACTGCGTTACTGCAAGGCATTGGAAGATATGCGAGGGCATGCCAAGGACTACTTCGTGGAAGAGGTAGCCACCGGAGCACGCTATCGGATCTATCATATCGACTATTCAAGAGGAAGCCGTGAGTTTGTTACGCTTAAGTGTGAGCGTACCACATAAGGGGTGATCTTATGATAGTCAACATGGAATTCCAAGGTATGGAGCAGCTGCTAAAGAACCTGCAAGAGGTAAGCTCTTTAGATGTGGTGGGCCAATGCACCCGCCACATCATCAATCTGTCCAAACTGGAAACACACAGGACAATGAAGCGGAATGTGCCAAGGTCGAGGGATCACAGCAAAACCGGTCGGTATCTCGGCCACAGGTTTGTGCAGTACTCACCTGCACACGCCGCTGATGTGATCCCGGTGTCAAACACAAGGACAGACACAGACGGCCGCTCAAACGCAGAGGTAGGCTGGAAGCTCAGCGACAACAGCCCGCAGTTTTATATGAAGTTCGTGGAATGGGGCACATCAAAAATGCGCCCCCGAGAATTCATTAACAAAACAAACAAGCAGTGCGAGGGCATGTACCGCCGCATTGCCGAAACGACGCTACAGTCATACGCAAACAAGTATTTAGGCGATTAAGGAGACAGATATGTTAGATGTGATCAATGAAGCCAGTATTGCACTGTTGCAGATCTCAGGCCGGGGTATTCCGGTCCGTGAGGGGTGGTATGACCCGGACATTACAGATACGCATATCTCTCTATGGCCGCTTAGCTATGCGGAGGATGACCACAGCGACGATGACAGCGAGAGCGAGACAGCTACGGTTCAGGTGAATATTTGGAGCCTGGTGGACGAGGTGGCGCTGGCCGCCGAAGTGCTGGCTCTGATGAAAGCCTATGGCTTTGACTTTCTGGAGGCCAATAACGCTTACGAGGACGATACAGAGCTATATGTCAAACAGCTGCGCTTCTCACTGACAGTTGAAAAGAACAATGCCGCCAATCAGGCGGAGAAAGGATAAGTAAATGAGCGAGGAAAGAAATGTACATAGCCGCCGGGTAGGTCTGAAAGACATCTATGTGGCGCTTGTCACCAAAAACGACGCAACCGGCTACACCGCCGGCACTCCGACCAAGTTGGCAAGAGCCATCAGCGCAAAAGTGAGTGACAAGTTCTCAAGCGAGAAGTTGTATTCCGATGACGCGGTGGAAGAAACAGCGACAAACTACGAGGGTACAGAAATTGAACTGGATGTAAACGCCCTGACCCCGGCAGAAAAGGCTACGCTTTTTGGCCATCTGTATGAAAAGGGCTATCTGGTGAAAGGTGAAGACGACAAACCGAACGAAATCGCAATCGGCTATCGCGTCAAGCGCCTTAACAACAAATACGAGTTCGTTTGGTATTATTGTGGCACCGCCAGCGAGGGTATGGAGGAGACGAACGAGACCAAGGCGGACAAGGTGTCTACACAGACCGACACGGTAAAACTGTCCTGCTATGCGCGTAAGCACGATGGCAAGTTTAGTTGCTCCGTAGACGAAAGCAATCTGCTGACAGAAGACAAGGACGCAGCCGGTGCTATTGCCGACTGGTTCTCCAAAGTTCAGGAATGGCCGACAAGCACAGCAGCCGTCGGTGGTTAAAGGAGTACAATATGGACGCAATTTTGGAAAAAGCTCCGGCTGCACAGCTGGAGCTTAACGGCAAGACTTACACGATCAACCACATGGGCACGGCTACATACCTGCGCTACAAACAGGCGTGCGAAGCGGTCAACCTGGAGGAGGACGCTATCGACGCTCCGACCTACACCGCCATCATCAACGCTTTGTCGATCGCTTTCGGCGAACAGTTCACACCCGAAGAGCTGGCAGAGAGCGACACCGATGTGGCCGATGTGATCGTGGCTTACATGGCGGTGGATCTCAATCTGGCACAGCGGATTGAGCAGAAGATCGACGCCATGACAGCAAATTTCAAGACTGGCAGCTGATCCCGGATATAACGGTCAGTTGCCACGGAACAATCTATCGTTCCACGGCGTCCCTGGATTTCTACCGGCGGTACTGCACCTATATGCGTGCCGTCGGTACGGATGAACCGCCGGGACTGCAAGCCACAATCCGCCTTGTACAAGCCGTGCTGCCGACAGCAGCGGGCTATGTACCGGAAGCCGATATAGAGGAAGTGCTGGTGGCGGGCAACACCGCCCACTTCTTGGCACAGCGGATCACGGAAGCCATCAACCGGCTGAGTCCGGAGGAACAGGTAGAACGAGTTAAGAGTCTATTCGATGAATACGACAGAGAGAACGGCTACACGGACGAAGAGGACGAACAAGACTATTGGAGCGCGCAGTTGGAAGTAATCAACAGCCTGCTGGATGTGGCAACCCAGTGTCTGCGCTGCGATCTGCAATACGCCCTTACCGGTGATGTGTTTGCCATTCTCTCTTTGATCAAGTATAAACTGGAACACGCAGATGAGCGATAGAAAGGAGGACGACAATGGCAGTAGCGTCAATACGACTGACGGCCAGCGCAAACAGCTATACAGCTGTTATGAAGCAGGCGAACGCCCAAATGCGGCAACTACAGCAGGAGTACTCCTTGGCTGCCCAAAAGGCTAAACTGATGGGTCAGTCTCACCAGGAGGTCGGCGCCCGGGTACAAATGCTCACTGAAAAGATCAAAGCCCAGGAGGAGAAGATCTCCGCCAACAGCAAGCGGGTAGCCGAACTGACGGCTGAAGACAAGAAGCTGTGGCAGCAGCACTCAGAACTGCAAAACAAGCTCAATCAGACCAAAACCGCCTATGACAAATCGGCCGAGGCAACAGGCAAGAACAGCAAGGAAACAAAAGCCTTGCAGAAAGAAGTCAAAGCGGCCGAAAAGGCCCTGGCTGAGAATGAAAGCAAGCTACAGAGCAATGCCGATAAGCTGACTAAGGCCAAGAACCAAGGCACACTGTTTTCCAAAGAATTGGAGAACATGAAGCTGAAGCTGAAAGCAGCCAACAAAGAGCTTGACTCCGAGAAGCTGAAAAAATACGACGACAAAATGAAGGCCAGCGCAAACAGCTATACAGCTGTGATGGAGCAGGCAAACGCCCAAATGCGGCAACTACAGCAGGAGTACTCCTTAGCCGCCCAAAAGGCTAAACTGATGGGTCAGTCCAACCAGGAGGTCGGCGCCCGGGTACAAATGCTCACCGAAAAGATCAAGGTCCAAGAGGAGAAGATCTCCGCCAATAGCAAGCGCGTAGCCGAACTGACGGCCGAAGACAAGAGATTGGGGCAGCAGAACTCTGAACTGCAAAACAAACTCAATCAGACCAAGAACGCTTATGACAAATCCGCAGAGGCAACAGGCAAGAACAGCAAGGAAACCAAAGCCTTGCAGGAAGAAGTCAAAGCGGCCGAAAAGGCCCTGGCTGAGAATGAGAGCAAGCTACAAAGCAATGCCGATGAGCTGGCTAAGGCCAAGAACCAAGGCACGCTGTTCTCCAAGGAATTGGAAAACATGAAGCTGAAGCTGAAAGCAGCCAACAAAGAGCTTTCCTCCGCCAAGTTGAAAGAATATGGCGACAAAATGAAAACCGCAGGAGACAAGGTATCAGCAGCGGGCCAGAAAATGTTGGGCATTACCGCCGCAGTCACAGGTGTGGGCGTTGCTTCCGTCAAGACCGCTTCGGACTTCGACAGCGAGATGTCCCGCGTTAAGGTGATTGCAGGTGCAACCGACGATGAATTCGAGAAGCTGCGCAAGCAAGCCATCCAGCTGGGTGCCGACACGGTGTTCTCCGCTTCTGAGTCCGCAGCCGGTATGGAGAACTTCGCCACGGCAGGATATAACGCAAAGGAGATCATGGCAGGTATTCCCGGCGTACTAAACCTGGCGGCTGTGTCCGGCGGTGATGTAGCCAATGCGGCAGAAGTAATGGCTACCACCATGCGGTCTTTTAATTTGGACGCCAGTGCGTCTGTCCATGTGGCTGACGCGTTCGCAAAGGCGGCGGCAGACACCAACGCGGAAGTGGCAGACATGGGCGAGGCAATGAAGTATGCCGCACCCATCGCCTCTTCGTTAGGCATTTCTCTTGAAGAAACAGCAGCTGCGATTGGCATTATGTCCGACCAAGGTATCAAGGGCAGCCAGGCTGGTACATCTCTTCGCGGCGCATTGTCACGACTGGCAGCGCCAACCAAAGCAATGAGCGCAAAAATGAAGGAATTGGGTGTGGATTTCTTCGATGCAAAAGGGAATATGGTTCCGCTGAGTGAGCAGGTCGCGCAGCTCCAGTCCAAGTTTAAGGGTATGACCCAAGAGCAAAAAGAAAATGCCATCGTTACACTGTATGGCAAAAATGCCTTATCAGGTATGCAGGCTTTGATTGATCGAGGGTCCGGCGCGCTTACCAAAATGACGAACAGCTTTAAGAACGCAGACGGCGCAGCACAGGATATGGCGGACAACATGCTGGACAACCTGGCCGGCGATGTTGAAAATATGAGCGGTGCTTTTGAGTCTGCCGGGATCAACTTGGCCTCGCAGTTCACACCGGAGATCCGCTCCATCACACAAGCTGTGACCAACGCCATAGACAAGTTCAATGGACTAAGCGACAGCCAGCAGAAAACGATTGCTGTGATCGCATTAGTGGTGGCCTCTATCGGACCGCTACTCCTTGGCGTAGGGAAAATTATTGGTACAGTCGGAAGTGCAATATCCGGTATATCCAAGATTAAGGAAGCCGTGTCCGGCCTTGGCCTGGTCAGCAAGATTTCAAGCGGAGCCGGGAAGATAGGTAAGGCTATCACAGGTGTGTTTTCAACACTTGGCCTTAAAGGCGTGATTATTGCCGCCGTTGTGGCTGCTGTAGTAGCCGGTATCGTGCTGATCATTAAGAATTGGGACAAGATCAAACCGGCGCTGGAAAATGTATGGAATAAAGCGAAAGCCATATTTCAGACAGCCTGGAATTGGATAAAAAACATCTTCACGACATTGTGGAATTTTGTTAAGACAGTATGGAACGGAATAAAGAACGGAATACAGGTGGCCATTATGTTCATTGCCAATCTGTTCAGTGCTGCATTTAACATCATAACGCTGCCATTCCGCTTTATTTGGGAAAACTGCAAGCAATATGTTTTCGCCGCATTCAATGCTATTAAGACCGTTATTTCAAGCGCACTGCAAGTGATCCGCACCATCATCTCGACTGTCGGTAATGCGATCAAGCGAGTCTGGACCGCTGTGTGGAACGGTATAAAGGCTGTCCTGACGCCAATTATCAACGGCATTAGGAATATAATCACCAAGGTGTTCACTGCAATCCGTGTTGTGATCGTCACTTATGTGACCATCTGGAAAAAGATCATCACCACTGCCTGGAATGTGATTAAGACCGTAGTTACCACAGTGGTCAATACTATCAGGACGGTAGTATCGACGGTGTTTAACGCACTAAAGAACATAATCAGCGTACCGCTAAACTGGATTAGGAACCTGGTATCTCGCATTTTTGGCGGGATCAGAGACAGCATATCCAACAGTATAAACAATGCGAAAAACATTGTGAGCAAAGGCTTGGCTGCCATTCGAGGCTTTTTTAATAAGCTGAAATTGAAATTCCCGAACATCAAGTTGCCGCACTTTAGTATTACCGGCGGCTTCAGCCTGGATCCACCATCTGTACCCAAGCTGAATATCGACTGGTACGCCGGCGGCGCCATTATGCGCGGGCGACAGATCTTTGGCGCATACGGCGGCACACTGTTAGCCGGTGGCGAACCGAGCACGGGCGGAGAAGCCATTCTTCCGCTTAGTCCGTTCTACACAACGCTGAGCAAAATGCTGGACAACCAGCTCCGGCGGCTGATTGCCTGCGTTCGACCGACGGTAATTGTACATACCTACCTGGACGGTAAAGAGATCGGCAGTAAAGTGGTGCAGCAAGTTACAGACGAAGTGACTAAAGATCAGCGAAACTATGAAATGGCAAAGGGGTTAGACACAGATGGATAAGTTTGACTTTACTTTCGGAGGCAGAAATGCCTCCGAACTGGGGGTTAAAGCAACCCAGCGACCAAATATGCCGGCAGCAGTTAAGAAGATCGAAGAAACAAATGTAGCGGCAATGGACGGCAGTTACTACCTTGACCAAGGTACATACGAAGACATACAGGTAGCGTATTCCTGCAATTTTCTGGTACCGGACGGCACAGAATGGGACGAGCGTGTCCGCGAGATCAAAGACTGGCTATTCCACCCGACAGGCCCCAGCCAGTTGATCAAGAACGACGACCCGGAGTATTACCTCCGAGTCCGCAAGGTGGAGACCTCAGAGTTCACTCGCATATACCGGCGGCTGGCACAGTTCACGGTCACATTCACCTGCACAGCGTACCAGTACCTGGTGCGCGGTGGCACAAGAGTGTCGTGCCCGGAGGTCGTAAACAATCAGTTTGAGACAGCGTACCCGATATTCTATATAACGACAAAATATCCAACAGGGAACACGGCAACGATCACTGTCAACGGCAATGCAGTGACCGTACAGATCACGACACCAACCACCATTATTGATGTAGAAAAGCGTATGGTATACACAGGCGATTATAAAATCGTCAACGGCAATGCCACAGGCGACTTGGACAGCCTGGTGTTGGTCAAGGGCGCAAATACGATCAAATTCGGCGGAACGAAGAACCCTGCAACACTGGAGTATGTGCCCAACTGGAGGCGCCTATGATCGAAGTATATTCTAAGCAGAACTTCACTGGAAAAGCGGCACTGAAACATAATGGCGATATGGTGTTGACGCCTTATTCCTGCACCGTCAGCATTGAGCTGGGCGGCGCCATAGTGGTGGAGATGGAGCACCCGGTAGACACACTGGGTCGGTGGAAGTACATCGCAGAAGAAAATGTGTTGGTGGTGGACACGCCCTGGGCGGAACGCCAGGCATTCAGAATATGGCAAGTCGTTACTTCTGACACCAAAGTCAAAGCTTCGGCGCAGCATATTATATTTGACTTGAAGCGGACACTGCCAGGAGAATGCGGGGATGAGCAATCAGACTGTTACGGTTTTGCAAGTACGGTATTGAAAACATCCGACTTCAGTCCGAGTGTAACCGGACTCGACACATTCAAGTCGTTTTCCTGCTATTACTCAGACGCCAAGAGCGCATACGACGCATTGCTTGGGGACGATGAGAGTGTGATCCGCAAATGGTCAGCCGAATGGATCCCGGATAATTTTAACATTCAGATTATGAAACAGTTGGGAAAAGACCGAGGACTTGTTCTTAGAGATGGAGTCAATGCCTCTGGAGTGGAATTCACGGTGAATACCAACGATGTGGTCACAAGTATTCTTCCAACCACGACAGAGGGCATATACAATGACGAGCTGGTAGTAAGCGAAAAAGAAAAGGAGTTCAGCTACCCCCATATTGCCATCAAGTCGTATTATGTAAGTTCCAAATATACGCCGCAGCCGTTCTCCATATACCCAGGCCGCCTACAGCAGAGCGGCAAAAAGGTGATACGCGTAAACGAGAAGAACTGCTTCTACGGTGTAGCGGCAGTGTCTGCAAACAGTCGTTACAGACTGACAAGTCGATATAGAAAAGACTGCCCCTTTTTTTACGCTTACAAAGACGGAGATCAGTGGATGACGGCTCCTGCATTCTTTGCGACAACCGACTGGTGGGGGAACAGCTTTGCTTACAGCTTCACGGTACCCAAAGGGGTAAGCAAAATATGGTTCAACATAGTAAGACGGACTGGCAGCGGTATGAACCCTTTTAAGCACTCATTACGCCGCTTGACAAACAACGACGCGGCGTTTACGGACATCGAAGATGTGATTAAGGAGATCCGGCGGTTAGCCGCTTTGGAATTTTCGGTGGATAGAATAGACGAGCCAAAAATCAATGTGGCCGTTGACTATCTGGATCTGCGAAAGGATCCAGCGTACCAAATGTTCCGGGAACTGGAACACATAGAACTCGGTGACACCGTTACCATCGCTCTGAATAAGTTGGGTCTGTCAGCCAAGGCAAGAGTAATAAAGCTGGAGTACGACTGTTTAAAACATGAATTGACCGGGTGTGAGATCGGGTCGTTCAAACGCAACTATTACCGCAGAGTGACCCAACGAAGCTACAAAGCTATGCAGGGCATTCACCAACTGAACAGAGACAGCATGACAGCGGACAACACGCTTGACTTGATCAAAGCCTATACCGAAACGGAGGATGATATTGAATGACAACATTGCAGGAAATATTTATTGACATCAACGGTGCCAACCGCTATGTGACCGTGAGCGCCAAGGCCGAAGATGACGCCGGGCGCATAGTGCTAATCAACATCCTGGACAACGGCGCACTGTACGCACTCCCGGCAAGTGCAGAAGCCAGAGCGGTCATGATCCGACCCAATGGTACAAAAGCACTGATCACCGCCCAAGTGATTGACGGCAAAGTCCAGCTGACCATGAAAAGCAGCATGCTCATCCTGGGAACAAGCCAAGTCGAAATCCTGCTTTCCACTACGGACGGCAAGGTCATTACAACGGCAAAATTTGCTATTAAAGTGCACGGTACCCAGAGCACTGCCGGTATGGAACTAAGCGACGACTGGTCCGCCCTCCGGGACGCACTATCCAAGCTGTCCCAAGTGCCGGCTGCTGAAGATGTAGCCACGCTCAAGGCAGCTGTAGCTCTTGTCAATGGACGGTTGCAGAAGCAAGTGCAAACAACACATATCCAGGCGGTCCTTGCCGCCAAATTCACACCGACCGCCGAGGGAACATACGAGGCGCCGGTGTATCTAAGTCTTACATCGGCGGCACGCCAATACGGCACAGCGCTCACGCTGGCTGACGGCGGCGTGAAAATAGGCAAAGGCGTAAGCAAAGTGCGAGTCACCGGGCAAGCGTATATGTATGAGTCCACCGCTCTAACTCAGTGCGAAATGGACTTGTACATTGTCAAGACCGACGGCACGGCAACACGCATTGAGCGCTGTATATGTACCCGCTCCGGCAAGTATGAGACCTATATCACCGGGCCCATCGTTACAGCTGTCAGCGAGGGCGACATCATCAAGCTGGCATATATAGGCAAGGCAGACACCTCCTTCATCAACTATAATGACAGCACCATGCTGAATGTGACGGTTGAAGAGTGGGATCTGTCCACGGCAGCGGGCGCAGATCTATCCGCAGATGATGTACTGCTTAACAAATGGCACACCGGAACCGCCATTGATGGTGCAGCGGGAAGTGAAATCACCTATCCGGCTTCCGGGATCAGCTCCGCATTCATCGGTGACCTGTATCTCAACCTGAGTACCGGCACGGTGTACCAATGCACGACCACCGGTACGCCGGACAAAGCAACCTGGAAGTATATGGCGGTGCTGTCAAATGTAGGTGACGGAACCGTGCAGGCTAAGCACCTGGCAGAGGGTGCGGCGCTTGGAAACATCGGCCTGAATTCAATTACGAGCGAAAAAATAGCTGAAAGGGCCATCACGAGTAAAAAAATAGCCTACGGCGGCGTGGAGCAAGATAACATCAAGGATGGTGCGGTGACAACGCCGAAGATCGGCAGCAAGGCGCTCAAAGCCTGGCACTTCTCCGATAGTATCATTGGCAAAGGCCTGCTGACTGACACCCTGGCCAAGGAGATCACAGACGCCACGACGGGCCTTGCCGAGGTGAAAGAGGAGTTGGCAGGCGTAGGCGAAACTTGGGAGACCGTGTTCACCAAGACCTTTGACGAGGACACCACGGCCAACCAGCAGTGGAACCTTACCAAGCCCTGTCGCAAGATCAGACTGCGCATGGCGGTGGCCGGAAGTGCTGCCAACGCCACAGCTGGTGACCATACGATATACATAAACTCATACACGAGCAAGTGCTTTTTGCCGAATGTGTTTCGGTCTGAGACAGACACCGCCAAAGGCGCTTTTGCCATTGCGGATGTAGAAATGACCGGCGATATGGTGAGGGTACAAACGAACAAAAGTAACATCGCAAGCAACTTCAATGCAGCCAGCTCCATGACCGGCGGTTCCATTTGGAACGCCAGCGGAATTACATTCAACATTTTCAGGGATGTAGAAAAACATGATGCGATCAAAGCCCTGTCGTTCCCAACGAACGGCAAGACGATTGGTGCGGGAACACGGATTGAGATATTGGGGGTGGCAAAATGAGCATTGAAACCGAAAGCCGCATTGCATTTCTAAAAGCCGAGCTGGCGGAAACAGATTATCTGTGTTTGAAGTACACAGACGGTGCACTGTCTGAGGAGGAGTACGCGCCAATCCGCAGGCAGCGGGCGGCGTACCGTGCGGAGATTAACGCCCTGCAAGGAGGTGAGTCCGATGTATAACGCATTCATCACGGCCGCCCTGACTGCTGCCGTGTCAACGGTGGTAGGCAGTGCCGTGTCTGCCGTTATCGCTTCATTGATTGCAAAGAAAAAGAGCAAAAAAGCAATGGACGAAGTCACCACAGCCAGGTACATAGCTATTGAAAATGGCTTGCAGTCCATTTTGCGTGCCGAGATCATACGGCAGCACGAAAAGCATATCGAGCGGCACTACTGCCCCCTCTATGCAAAAGAAGCTATGGTCAAGGTCTATGACGCCTACCATGCGCTGGGCGGAAATGGTATGATGACCAAATTTTATAATGAGATTATCGCGCTCCCGGAGGAGCCGCAACAAAAGGAGGACTAAAAAATGAAAGTAACCGCAGGAACCATTGCAAGAACCGCCGTTCTGGCGGTATCTCTGCTGAATGTATTGCTCAATGCCTTTGGCAAGAACCCCTTGCCCTTTTCGGACGATGAAGTCTACACCGCCGTGTCAACGGTGGTGGCCGTAGCGGCGTCCCTGGCCGCATGGTGGAAGAATAACAGCTTCACCAAGGCCGCTTTGAAAGCGGACGAAACCCTGGCGCTGGAGCGGACGAAACCCTGGCGCTGGAGCGGACGGAGACAGCAGAGAGTGAGGCGGTCAGTCATGAGTAAGCTGTATTACTGCCGGCAGACCACCGATAAATGTAAATCTATTCGTTACCCCAGCAAGACCCACCCCTATAAGTACGGCACCAGCGGCTGTATTTACACCAGCGGCTGCGGGGTGTGCGCCAGTCTTATGGTCTTACACAATTTTGGCTTTACCGGCTTAGACACAGCTGCCTGGACGCAGAAATGCCTGCTGATGGGCGCACGCAGTGCAGACGGCACAAACATGAATACGGTGGCTGCATACCTGGAAAAGCACTACTCCATTGTGAGCAAGCGGGCAAAGACCGTTGCCGACCTGAAGAACCACCTGAAAGCCGGTGGCAAAGCTATTGTATGCGTCAGCGGTGGCGGCAAGAAGCTGTTCAGTAATGGCGGCCACTATATCTATATTGGCGGCCTGGACAAATCCGGTAACCTGATCGTGCTGGATCCGTACTGGTATGATGGCAAGTTCACCATGACCGCCAACCGCAGGAAGTACACCAAAGTCAAAAACGCCAGAGAAGTGTATGTGCAACCCGGAGCGTTGGCTTCGGACATCAGCGGTATTTGGCTGTTTGCAAATGCTAAGGGTGCCAAGACTGTCTATGCGGAAAACGATGTGAATTACCGTAAAGCAAGCCCTAAGGCGCCCACCATTAAGCCGGGTACATATACCACCACAGCAGTGCGAGGCATTTACAAGGGCGCAGGTGCAGCCACCGGCCGCAAGAAGGTCAAGGACCTGACCACGGACGGCCGGCGACACGCTACAAGCAGCAAGTCAAAAGCAGACGCTATGTTTCGTGCAGGCACAACCATCACTGTGCTGGAGACCAAGCTGCTCTCCACCGGCAACCTGTGGGCACGCTGCCCCTCCGGTTGGCTGTGTGTGTGGGAAAAAGACGGCAACAAGAAGTTTGTTAAGTAAAGGAGACCAAAATGGCAGAAGCGAAGAAACCCGCCACAAAGGCGGCCAAAAAGGACAAGGCATTCAAGATCAAGGTGGTGTTCCAAGGATCCGTCAGGGTCCACAGCCGCCCGATCTTGGGAGACGAGGATGTGCTCTGGCTGGTCAAGACCGGCGATGTGCTAATGGCAAAAGCTGTTGACAGAAGCACGGACACGCCGTTCTACGAGCTGGTGGACGGCGGCTATATTGCCGCCGATCCGGCACTGATCGAAAAAGCATAAGGCATAAGAAAAGAGACCCGGCAGGGAGTGATCCCACCGGGTCTTTGCTGTTAGATTTTGTTTTCATGTTCCAATTTGTATGCCATTAGATCAATAACATACTGCGGACAAGGGCTTGCGCCATATATCCAATCCTGCATGGTGCGCGGTGGCACGCCAAAGAAGCTGCCAAAACTACTCATCGGCATACCGCTGGCGTCGAACAGTTCGCCGACGCTATCAAAAGCACCAGGCGCCACAGTCAAACGGTTTTGGCGGATTGCATAAGCAAGGAGCTGTCCCAAGGTCATTGCTTCCATCCACTCGTCGTCTGCCAGCTGAATGCGCTTTTCCTCGTCCTTGTCAAGGGCGTAGTCAAACACAATCTTGACCCCAGCCTTGACCCTGCAAGCTACGCTTACCTTTTTGGTGCGGCGCAGGTGCTGAATATCCTCCCGCACATCCTCGATCAGGTCAGTACATTCAAAGGACACCTGCTGTCCTGCATCATTCAATATAGCCATACGCTCCTCCTTATTCCAGCTGTGCAGCTTGCTCCAGTTTATTCATTAACTCACTAATGGTTACGATCTTTTCCACTTCTGCGTTGCCGTCCAGTTGAATAATGCAGCCGAAGTCACCGGCACGATAAATTCGGATGTGATCTGCCTTTGCACTGAAGGTCAACTCGGCATCGTCAAATATGTGGACCCAGTGTTCCAGATTCTGTACCAGCTGATAGTGGTTGGGGATCTCTGTGTCGGAGTCCACGACATACGCCCGGTAGTCACCGTCACTGCCAAAGTCCAGCGGCGCAACGATACCGCAGCTGCGAATGGTCAAAGATGCAATGTCACTATAGCCGATGTTCGTTTGCAAATAATCTTTGTAATTTTTCATGATGTTCTCCTTATCTTGATCCATTATTGATTTATGTGTTAGAGTGTGTTATACTAATCGTAAGGGGCGGGTGGTAGCCCACCCCTTACTTTTCGCTTTGGTTACCTCTTTAAGTGTTCCAAGGTGTTTATCGCTTCATCCAGATCTTTGGACTCTCTGAGGATCTGGATGATCAACTCAATGATGTAATCAAACTGATGATTAGTCATACCCTAACTCCTTTCTGATTTGTTATCGCTGTGAGATCCTCCTTTCTCCCTCTCACTGTCTATATTATATCACGGAGCCCGTGAAAAGTCAAGCATAATTTACAAAAATATGAAAAAATTTAGCCGGACAGGTAACTGCCCGGCTTTTTTTGTGCTGTGCTTTTGGTGAAAGGTATTGACAAGCGCTGCCTCCTTGTAGTATAACGAAAAACAAAGGAGGAATGAAAAATGATTGTGGAAGATACCAAGGATTTGGTTGAAACTGCGGACTATGTGATCATCGAAGCTGTTTTAGTGGATGATGGACTGCGTTACAAACAACTTTCTGTTGGCATTAAAGCCAAAAATGGTGACATTATCCGCATAATTCCAATATCGACAATGCTGATGTAAAAAAAGGCCGGGTAGTTCAGTAACTGCCCGGTCTTTTTCTATACCTCGCATTACCAAGTACTGCAACGAGTACTGCAACGCCAAAAGTTTTTTATTTTCTCTCATTTTTTACACAAACGGAAATTTGGCTTAACCAAGCCAAAAATGGAAACAGGAAGAAATAAAGGACGGCTAAAAAAGCCGTCCTTTTTGGTCGGAGTGACAAGAATATAGGCGTAAAATTTGGCTTAGCAGCGGGCTTTTTGCAAATC